CCCCCCCAGCCACAGCGGCGGGAACAAATAACGGTCTTCGTCCTCCGGCTCGTCCGGCTCGTACTCCGGCTCCGGAATGCTCAAGTACAGATTTTCGCCATCATACGCCATTCCGGCTCACCTCCTGGCGGATCAGCGCCTCACAGAAGCTCTGAACCGTAGAATAGCCTAACTTTTTCAGAAGCCTGTCCAGCTTCTTCGCCTGCTCGTCCGTCAGCCGGAAGTAATACCGGTTCGTCTTCTTCCTGCGCTCAACGCGGTTCTTCGGCGCGTCCAGCGCCTTGATCGCCGAAGCTGCGTCCGGTTCTAGCCTGACACCGTACTTCTCCGGGTGCTCACATTGCGAGAGCAGCACCTTATTGAACTTCGGGTAGTCGGCCCGATGTACCGCGTCGACGCAGGCCTTTGCGCCGTGCCGGACGCGGGAATCCGTTAAACTTGACATAGGTTCCTTTCTGGCTTATAATAGAAGCCGACATAATGTCCTTTCATTTCGGCCTCTGTCGCGCTGCAACGCGGCAGGGGTCATTTCTTTTTGCCCGTGCGCTCACGGATGAGCTTGCAGGTTGCGTCCCATTGCTCAAACAGGATCTCCCAATAGATGCCGCAGGAGAATCGGCCGTCTGTGGTGCAGCCGGAGCTCCATAGCCCGCGCTCTCTGCATATCTCGCAGGGAGTCTTCAGCAGATCCGCTTCCGTCATGCCAGCCCGTACAGCAGCGCTGCCAGTGCGACCAGACCGGTCAGAACGCATTCATACGTCATTTCCGCCATCCCGGCCACCGCCGACAGGATCATCGCCGCGCCGCTTACCCAAAGGCACATCCCTTTGACGATCCGCCGCGCCGCCCTGCGGGCCTCCAATTCCTCCCGCAGCCGTTCCCGGCGCTCCTCGGTCGTTTCCACGGCAAGGTTTGTTCTCATGCTATCCTCTCCTTTTTTCGATTTCTGTTCGTTGCTTCGCAATTCGTTGCCGCTGCTTGGCGTTGCCCTGCGTGGCCTTTCCCCTGCTTTGCATTCGTTGTTGCGCCGTAGCTGCGCGTAGCCTTCGATGATTTGCCATGCCCCTGCGTTGCTGGGCTATTCATTCCTTGCCTTTGCCGTTCTTTGCCACACTAAGCCAAGCCATTGCAGTTCATTGTATTCCTGAGCGTTTCCATGCTTTTCCTTTGCTGCGCCTATCACCGCTAAACACTGCCGTTGCGCATCTACGCCCATCGGTACGAAGCAATTCCGTTGCCGTTCGCCGCTGCTCTCAGCGACGCGCTTCCCTCGCAAGTCCCTGCGTGGCCTCACCCTTGCACTTAACCATTCAGAACCTCGTAGGTAAATCTGCCCTTGCCGGAGTTCCGCCACTGGCCGATGCCACGCAGGCGGCCATACTCCAGCCATTCAAGCACTGCTTCCTTGTGTGCCTTTTCGTCGAGCATCACGATATCAAACTCGATGGAGCTGCCTGCCGGGATCTCCTCGGAGTTCGCAAGGCTGACTCGCTCGCCCTGTGCGGTCTGTGCGCGAAGCGGCCTCTGGCATTCGCCGACCTCGCCGTTGACCTCAATGGGAATCATGCGCGGCTCTACAAAGATCAGGCCGTCGATGATCTTCTTATAGGCTTTCAGGGCGCTGGATTTCTTGGATTTCACGCGTGCCAGCATACCGCAGGCGTCTTTGAAAAAGCCTTTGACCTGATAATCGTACAGAATCGGCTGCCCGTCGGTACGCGGGAAAACGGTTTTGCCCTTTTCGGCAACAGCGTCCGCGCCCAGCGCTGCAATCTCATCCTCGATCGTGCTTGCGTCCGGGGCCTTGCTTGCGATAAAGTCCCGTGCAATGTTCTCGTTGCTCGGCCATGTGCCAAGAACCTGCTCCAAAAATGTTAATCTAACTTTCATTTGTTCCTCCTCATGCTCCGAGAAACCGCAAAAACGGCTCTCTCGGGATCTTTACTCTGTGCTTGCTTGTGCAGCAGACCGGGAAGCCCAGCTTTTCAGGCTGTTCCCTCGCCATCAAGCGAAGCCATTGCGGGGTACAGCCAAGCACCTGCGCCGCCTCGCTTGCGAGGATTGTGGGCTTTGACATTGCCCGGATATCGTCCAGCGTCATTTTTCCTCCTTTCTCGGCTTTAATAGCTCGTCCACTGTGCAGCCGTACAGATCTGCGATTTCGTGCAGGCGCGCTGTCTTCGGATACATCTGCCCGGTTTCCCACAGATAAACGGATGCGTCTGAAACCTTTAGCGCCTTGACTACCTGTTGAACGGTCAATCCAGCGGCAAGCCTCGCTTCCTTAAAACCCATGCCTTTACATACCTCCTGTCTGAGAATACTAAGTTTTTCTTGACAACTTAGTGAATTGTGTTATTATGAAAGTACCACCTATCATTATTAAACAATCCGATAAGCTGTCCGGGGCGGTGTTCTTTTCACGCCTCATAAGCCGAGGCATGAATCATGTGCAAGTCGTTCAGAGAAAGAATCAGGTTGTTTCTCAATCGGAATAAGCGTTACAAGTCCATAGAAGAAAACGGTCTAAATGTGCTTGTCGAAACCGAAGGCTCGAAAGCACGCACGGAGAAAAGGCGGTTTCTTATCAACATGTTTTTCACCGTCGTATCTGCCGTCGCCGCAGTCGCTGCCGCGATATTTGCCGCCCTTACTTACATCAACTCGTAACGGAAGGCAATGACCGCACGTGCAATGGAACGTCCCAAACTGGTCATATCCGCAATCTGAACCAACAATCTGAAATCCCCATATATACTTGTCTTTCTTCACGCCATCACCTCACTTGTAAGTTCCGCCCTAACAAAAACTATTATAACTAAGTTTACTAAGAATGTCAACAAAAACTTAGTTATAATAGCACTGCATTTTGAACAATTATTTATTGACTAATATGGACACAATAGACAAAATCAATTATTACTTGACCAAGAGCAAAAAGACCGGCGCTGACTTGTGCGAATTTCTCGGTGCATCTAGTGGCGTTTATAGTCAGTGGAACACTAGGAGAACAAAGCCGAGAAAGGGCAAGCTCCCGGCTATCGCAGAATTTCTCGGTGTATCAGTTGCAGACTTGCTGCCGGACAAGGACCCGTCTGCGGGCATAAAAAAAGACCCCATCCCGAAGGATGGGGCCGAAGATAGCGAAACCGCAGAACTCCGTGACATTTGGAGTTCTGCGGATGAAAATGAGCGCCGTGATTTGCTCAAAATGGCGCGTATGCTAAAGAGCCGGAGAAAGCAGAATGGATGATGCAAGCGACCTTCCGTTTTCGGAAATCGAGTTGAGCAAAGATGAAAGAAAAATGCTTAAAGCGTTGGCAGATAGCAGAATATTTGCGACGGATGATATTTTCCAGACCGCAAATAGGCTGAAACATTTTGGACTTGCAAATCTGCACCCAATCCCCAGCAAAGATGGTGTCCCTGTGTTATCGTTTGGCGCGTCCTGCGCAATTGAAATAGAAGAACGCGGGAAGGACTACTTGGCGTATATTGATCAGCGGAAGAAGTCCACAAAGGCTAGTCGAATCCATGATTTAGTGATTGCAGTAATCTCATTCCTGCTCGGGATGCTTACGTCTGAACATTTCTGGAATTTCCTGAACAAATGTCTGTCAGGATCCGAGGGCTAAAGTCGCTGCAAACTGCTTTAAGCTTTTTTTCGCAGACAAGCACGATGTCGCCGCCTGGGCTGGCCGCGCCGATCGCGTGTTCGCACATCCGGCACGCTTCTCCGCACTCATCTTTTGTAGAAATTTCAGTCCTGATTCTGCACAACTGCAGCATAATATTATCGTACTTTTCCTTGCTCAGAAACATTGTTTCGCTCCTTCCACATTCTAATTAGTTCTAGTTTTTCCTCTGATGTAAGTTCCATTAAATACTGAAAGCCAATATCAGCGGGCGCAATTTCTTCACCCTTATTATAGCACAGATCACCCTGAACACAAGTCATTTTTGCGTCCTCCTTCTCTAATCTTCCAAATTCCGACGTTTATTTTTGTGCAGCTTCTATGTTGCGGTGGCTGGTTCTAAGTGGTAATATGTAATTGTTTACAAACCATATAAGGAGTGCCGCATTGATGACTAAAAATGAATATATTGTGCAGTGCCCAAGATGCGGGGCAGAGTTCCCGGAACGGGAGAAGTTCTGCCCGCACTGTGACACGCCGAACCGGAAGATGATCTGCCGCTCCTGCGGAACGCAAATCAATGCAAGCGCCCACGTCTGTCCGGAATGCGGCGCAAGAAACAAAAAGATGATTTCGGTTCAAAAAATTGCGATTCTTTCTGTTCCATTCGCTGCCGTTGTGCTGGCAGTTGTCCTTATCGCATCAAAGCCCGCGAAGAAGCCAGCCGAGCCGATCAAGAGGCAGGAGCCGGATACAATCTCCGCATCGGAGTCGGCAAAGACGGAAGACGACGCACAGACCGAGGAAACGGCAACCACACCGATAACGGCTGAAAAAACATGGGGCAATAAGGTCAAGCTCACGATCCCAGCCGACTTTATCGGCGAAGATGCGACGCAGCAAGCATTGGACGAAAAGGTAAAGGAAACAGACGGGCTTCTGTCTATAGCGCTGAATCCTGACGGCTCCGCGACCTACGTTATGACAGCGGAGCGACACAAAGAGCTTATGCAGGAGCTGGCGCAGAACATTGACGCCCAGCTTGCGGACATGGCCGGTTCCTCTGACTACCCAAACGTCATTTCCGCCGAAGCGTCCAGCGATTACACGTCATTTACTGTAACGCTTTCTACTGATGTGGTTGGGCTTCAGGACTCACTCCTTACACTGGCATTTTATATGTACGGCGGTATGTACAACGCATTCAACGGAACTCCGGCCGACAACGTGCGTGTGCAGTTTTTAGACCAGACCGGCAATGTGCTGGAGGAAGCGAACTCGAGGGACGCACAATAAATTCAGTGCAGGATTCTCGGTTCCCGCCGCTCGTCTTGCTCCCGGCCTACGTCCGCGACGCAGGCAAACAGGAGCGGAATGCCCTTGATGTAGTCCACGCTGACGCTGTGCACGTCTGTCAGCTTCGCACCGTCGACCGTCACGTCGACCCTCCCATTGTTTACCCGGATGTTGATGCACTCCATATTTTTTCCTCCTGTCATTTATTATAGAACGATTGTTCTAAAAATCAACATGGTATTATAAACAAACAGACCGCGTTATTTTTGGGAATCAGGAATCTGATGGTGTACAGTTTATGGGACTGATGATTTGATATAATATTTGGTTTGCCCGGCCCCATCGTATCTGGAACATACGGTGGGGCCATTTCAGCAGATGCCGGATTCAGGAACTATCTGCTACGTTTTCATTGTACCAGATAATGTTTGTAAGAAAAGGGCGAATCCTGCGTTCTTGTCATATGTTTTGCATTTTTATATGGAAAATGTAAGAAATAAAACTGAAACTTACGAATGGAGGCGTAATCATGTCCGCAATACAGGATCTCGCTCCGTTTATCGGCGCGTATCAGGGGAAGATCAGAAGGGCAAAAGATGCAAGCGGGATGACGTTGGAGGAGCTGTCGAACGAGTCCGGCGTTTCCTTCTCTGCCGTGAGCCGATTATACGCTGGAACACAAGCGGATCCACGGCTTTACAACTCGGCTGCGCTATGCAAAACGCTCGGGTTGTCGCTCGACGAGCTGTTCGGCCTTGAAAATCGCGTCGGAAGCCCGGAAAAGCTGACCAAGCAGATCCATCACGTCGAGCTTGAAAACGCCAAGCTGGAGGCAGCAACAGCCCTACAGAGCGCGCAGATAAGGTCTACACATACAATGTGTTACATTCTCGCCCTATTTTGTTTGCTGCTCTCCTTTACCCTGATTGCCTGCCTTGTAACGGATGCGCAGATTCGGAACGCAGGCCTCATTCGCGATGGAGATTTGACCGTAACCGCATGGGCGTGTATCGCCCTGATCGTAGGTTCAGTTCTGGCTTCTGCAATTACTTTCTACGCGATCCGAAAAGAACGTGGAGGGAAACATGGAGTGCATCAGGTGTAAAAAAGAAATCCCAGACGGCGCGCCCTACTGTTGCTGGTGCGGTAAAAAACAGGAAGCGCAGCGCAATCGGACGCGCGGAAACGGGCAGGGAAACGCCTACCAGCGTGGGAAAACGTGGACTGCCCGGTGGACTGAAAAGACGTACCTTGACGAAAACGACAAACTCCATCAAAAGATGAAGACAAAGGGAGGCTTTACGTCAAAGCGTGCCGCGCTCCAATATGCAGCAAACCCTCCGAAGGAAGAGCAGCGAATCCCCACTCTCAGAGAATACTACAAAACATATCTGCGTGGGGATTATCTATCCTTATCGGCTGATCGTCAGGGAGCGGCGGAAAAGGCTTTCGAGCGCATGAGAGAAATCGCCGACCGTGAGATCGACGCGCTTACCATCGCGCAGATACAGGATGTCATCGACCGCAACGCCAGCACCTATTACACGCGGAAAGATATGAAAACCGTCCTCTCCCACTGTTATAACCTCGCAATCGCAGAAAAGCAAACAACCGTGAATCTTGCAAAGTACATAAAGCTTCCGGAATTGGAAGAGAAGTCGCCGGAACCGTTTACCGACGCCGACGTAAAAAAGCTATGGGAAGCGTATGCAAAAGACCACTTCATTGGGTTTATTTTAACGATGATTTATACCGGCATGATGCCCGGTGAGCTTCTGAAACTCAAGAAAGATATGATTGACTTTGAAAAGAATGAGATCGTCCGAGGCGGCATAAAGACAAAGAAGCGGAAGGAAACGCCTATGGTCTTCCCGGATTTCGTTGCGCCGGTGCTGCATGAACTATGCGAAGAAAGCAAATCGCGCGTCGGAAATATCTGCTGCATAAACAAAGATAATTTTTACAAGAGATATTATGAGTGTTTGGAGCTCGCCGGAGTGCAAAAGCTACCACCTTACTCATGCCGCCATACAACCGCTACAGCCCTCGCGATGAAAAACATCGACCCGTTTACGATCAAGGAAATCATGCGCCACACGAAGATAACGACTACCCAACGGTACGTACACCCGGACATGAAAGGCATGGTCGATGCCGTAAATCAGTTGCAAAACGACTCGCCAGAGTGAATTCTGTATGCTACAAAATATGTTGCAAATGCCAATTTCCCCAGTGTTTTCAATGGTTTTTTCTCCCCTGCTAAGGGAGTAGGCGTCTAAAAAGCGCGCGAGAGTTCGAATCTCTCCTTCCGCGCCAAAGTACCGATTTTAGCTGGTTTTAAAGCTAAAATCGGTACTTTTTATGCTTTCGCCCTATTTTCTGCGTATTTTCAAAAAGCAAAAAATCACGTTATGGCACGCTCTGTAACATAAAATTATTTCCCGTATGCTACATTGTATGCTACAAATTCAGCGCAGTGCGAGGGGACTCCCCTATTTTTTGCTACATGGACTTTATTTTTCGAAGCATAGAATCATAGACTCTTCGGTTCACAAGCGATAATGTGTCCATAAGTTCATCAACGACCGCCCAAGCCTTTGCCGGGTCTTTCCCAGCTACCGCAAGCAAAAACTCACTATCCCCGTACTCGCCCACGGTAGCCGGTTCTGCGGCCATAGGGGCGGGAACGCCGGAGTAGTAACCCACATACCTACCGCCGTCGCCCCGTTCCTCTTCCTGCATCTTATCGCGTATCACATACAAACTCGCCAGTTTGGCATAGTTGGAATAGCTGGATTCATCGAATTCCAGTTTTGCAATTGCCGCTCGAATTTCGGCTTTATCCAGCATACGTCCACCTCCTATGCCCGGTCGATCTGCTCCATGCAGCGCCGGATAGCCTCGCGCGTTTTATCATCGTCCGCGTCGCGCATCATATCCTCCAGCTGCGCGCGCATATGATCGCGGGCGTCTGTGCGGCTGTAGCGGCCCATTGCGTCGCGGCGGCGGCCACGGTAAGAGCTGCCCCGTCCATATGTACCGCGCATATCCGCCTCCCACTCGCCATCGCGGGAATAGCCGCCGTCTTCAGCCATCTCGATCTTGTATGTATTCTTGATGGAGCTCGTCAGCTTCTGGATCGCGTCCAGATCGCCCGCAGACATTTCGCGCTTGTCGGCGATTTCGTCAAGCTCTTTGCAGAGCATTTCACGCAGGTTTCTCAAATCGTACATATTGCATCCTCCTTTCACGATACGCGCTCGACGATCATATTGCTATTTGCGAAACTGATCGCCTGCGAGCTGGTGTTCTTCGCCGCTACAGTCAGGCAGCAGCCGCGCGGGACTTCCACGAATGTGGAAACGAAGATGTTGAAATAGTTCTCAACAGCCGCAGGGGTTACGGCCGCTGTGGCGCTGCTCAGAGGTTCGCCGTTGATTGCGAGCGCAGCGGTAATGGCGCCTACTGTTCCGCCTGTAGGGATAGCGATATTCGCGCCAAAGGATACGCGGAACTTCGCCTTGCATTGCTGCGTAAGCCCGCGCAGCGTAACGAGCCCGCTTCCTTCGCGATGTACGATGCACGGCTTTCCGCAAGCCGCCGTGGAGATCAGCGGGACGTTCTGCCCAGCGGCGACAGTTTGAATCCCGGATGATGTAAATTCAGCCATAAAATCATTCCTTTCATAAAAATACAGCGGCGGGACGATTGCCCCGCCGCGTTGCTATCGAGTATCGGCAATGGGGGCCGATCATTTTCGTGAGGCCACGAAAAAGCTCTACGGTATGGAGTTGTTACGCCGCGCAGCCGCCGCAGCCGTAGTTGTATCCGCCGTTATAGCCGTTGCATCCTGCGTACTGGTACGGGGCCGGGACCGCGAAGGACGGAACCGGACGCGGGTTATAATATGCAAGCTGCCCGCTCACGTAGTTACGCAGATCGAGCGTCTGTGCGTTCTGGCTTGCCGCGAGGTTCGAAACGAAGAGCTGCTGCGCCTGCTCGGCGATCTTGGCATCCTTTGCAGCCAGCTCCTGCGCCGTCAGACGCTGGTCGATGCTGCGGAAGCCGCAGTTCATCGCGTCGATGATGTCGCGCGTGGTGTTCTGCACGGTGTTGCGGGTGTCGCACGCCTGCGTCGCCATGTCGTAGCGAACCTGAGCAATTGCCGCACGGTTTTCGCAGCAGCAATTCTGCGACTGCATCTGCATCTGGAACAACTGCTGCATAAGCGCGGCCTGCTGGTTGCAGCGGGAAAGCTCGGCCTGAGCAAAGCCGTTTGCCATCGCCATGTTGGCGCCGTTGACAAGCTGCGCCTGCTGGTAAAATCCGTCGCAAAGTCCCTGATTTACACTGTCGATCTTGCGCTCGATGTTGGAGAAGTCAGAGGCCAGCACATAGCCGTCTACAACGCCGCCGGAATTTCTGCCGTTGTTGCCGAAGCCGTTTCCATTGCCGCCCCAGCCGCAGAAAATGGCAAGGAACAGGATGATGAACCACCAGCCATTATCGCCGCCGAAGCCGCCCCAGCCGCCGCCTGTCATACCGGTAGGCGCGACGGGCATTGTCATGGTCGGGGCGCCGTCATTCAAACTCATATTTTTCATTCCTTTCGTAGATTCAAAAGATTTATCTCAATCGTGGCCACGATTTTGATCGTTCAACTGTTCGGAATTCCCGAACTATTGCAGCAGCTGCCGGAATTGCCCCGCCACCTGCTGCAGCTGATTCAACTGCTGCTGCGAGATTTTCCCGCTTTGCACAAGCTTTTCGACCTCTGCTTTTGGGTCACCCTGAAAGCTGTTCTGGAATTGCCGGAACTGCTGTATCATGTTCTGGAACTGCCCCATCGGGCCGGGCATCTGTCCGCCGCCGAGGGCCTGAAACAGGGGATTAGCCATCGCTTTCAGCCTCCTTTGCCTTTCTCGCCGGTCTGGCGCTGGGGGCCGTCAGCTTGGCTACCAGCTCCTCAAACTCACGGCGGGTCACATATTCCTCGCTCATGTCCCTTCGCGGCGCTGCGGGCGCTGGTGCGGCCTGTGCACGCTCTACGAGATCGTAGGTCGTCATGGCCGGTTTCCCGCTCGCGTCAGCCTTTTTCACGTACACGACAGGCGCATTCATATCCCAGAGCGTAACGGCGTTGTTAGGCGCGACAATAAAGTCGTTCGCCGCCTGCTCGTTCGGAACCCAGATGATCGACTGATTCTGCGGCTGCTGGGGCTGCGGTTGGTAAGCCGGCATCTGCGGCGCGGGCTGATACTGCGGACACATCTGCATCTGCGGCTCCTGCATCTGCGGCATGGGCGGCTGATTGTAAATCGGTTGCTGATACACATACGGCTGCTGTCCAAACATCATGCTTCCTCCTTTGCCCAATAAAACAGTGGGATTTCACTCCCAGAATCCCATGTATCAAAATACGTCCCATCCTCCACGCACACAACGTGGCTTGATAACGCCAACACATACGCGCCGCGCGGATGATCTGCGCAGAAATCCGCGACGGTATAGCAGTCCGGGCACGTGTTCGGGATTACGTTCCGGGTAAAGCCCTGCTGCCGGAGGTAAGCGCTCCATACGCTGTTTGCGCTCGGCAGATCGCCCATGATCAGCCCTTGCAGGCACAGGCCGATATACACCTCGTCCCAGCTCTTCCCGGTCGCCTTTGCGATGGCCCGGACGGTGCAGTCCCCGACCTTCTGCCCGGCGGGGTTTGGATTGAAATAAGAAAAGCCCATACCGAACACTCCTTTGATGTATCCAGTATGGGCCTTTTTGCGGCTTCTTGTGCCTCAGTTGTGTATCAATTTGGTTCAGAATTTAAGCCCGTGGTTATTCCACGGGCTTAGTTTTTGTTATTGTTCGTTTACAGCCAGAATCTCCGCCGCCATCGCGGCCACATACGGCGGG